GGAGCAGGAACTCCAGGGACAGGACCGAGTAGACACCACCCAGGGCATCCTCAAGCTCGCGGGCCATGTACCGGATCTCCTCCGCTGTGACCCGCTCGCCGTTACGTTGGATCGAGCTGTTCAGCAGGAAGGCATACCCGAGCTGCTCCTTGAGGTCGTTGATGGTGTCCTTGGCAACCCGGAAGTCGTTGAACTTGTTTGCCTGGAAAGCGGTGACATCGGTCTCAACCCCAGGGATGACCCCAGTGTTAGGAGCCTTAACGAGGTCCTCCTTACGGGTAACCCCATTGGGATTCACCAGGACCACCATCTTGGCAGCCGCAGCGGAGCCCTCAACGATAGCCTGGGTGAGGGCCTCAAGGCTCCTCAGGTCCCCAAGGTACTCCTCGATGTAGCCTCTGCCGTAGTCCTCACCGTCAATCGAGGTGAACCGCAGGGGAATCCAGGGCATGACATCCTCGGGGAATGTCCCATAGACATCCACCAGGGGCTTGTTGTTCAGCTCTTGCTGGATCTCATACTGGGCCAGGACATTGTCCCACTTGACGCTGGTGTACAACTTCAGGGTCTTCTGCTTGTACTGGCCATTGGAGTCGGTCTCCACTTCGGCCTGAAAGAGAACAGCAGGATCAAGGGACTGAGGGGAGACTTCCTCCTCGATGATGATCTCCAGGACCTTCCCATTGGGGGAACGCTTGACCACATACTGGTTCAGCTTGTAGATCCTCATGCCGCCCTCAGGCTGCAAGTACAACAGTACATTGCCGGCAACCAGTAGCTGCTTCATGCCCTCAAAGGCACGCACCCGGATGTTGGAAGATTCGATCTCTTCCTTGATGCGGACCTCAAGACGGCTAAGGGTGTCCTCGACCTCGGTCTTGAGGTCACCAGCTTGGTCTTTGTTCTGGGTGTTCTTCTCGTACTCGGAACCAGGGAGTGTCAGTCGGAAGAAGGGACTATTGGGAGGGAACAGCGCAAGCAGGAGTTTGGACGCAAGGTTGTTGAGCCCTCGGGCTCCCAGACCTTGGAAGGGGGTGGGGTACTTGGTGCTGTTGGTTGCCCCGCTGGGGGGCACCAGGGTTGGAATGGTCACCTTGGCGGCATCACGGGCCCTAGTTAGGTAGGACTCCCGGTCAGCCGCCAGCTTGGCGTAGCGGGCTCGGACAGGTCCGTATTGTTCCATTACAGGGCCCTCGTTAGTAAGACACTATGCTTCTTCCAGCCAAGGGCCTTAGCGACTGAGCGTTCCCATCCGGGACGGCCCACCAGCTCCAGGTAGTCAGCACCCAGAGTGCGGGCACCCTCTTCCAGAAAGGCGTTCACTGGTTCAGCCCACTGGTCAATGGTATTGGGATCAGCTCCAGCAAAGACCACCTTCAGGGATGTCTTAAGGGAGTACTTGCACAGCTCGACCACAAACGCTGCCAACAGCGAGTCACAGTCCTCAGGGACCACAACGACCAGCTTGTAGACCCCAGCCTCGATCAACAGGCGGATGTCCTTAAGGTCGGTCTCACCCATGGTATGTTCAAAGGCCCTCTCCAGCAGCCAACTGGCTTCTGGCCAGAACACATCGAGGTCCTCAGGACCCACAAGGAAGACCATGGGGGGTGTCATACAGCGTTGGCTCCGGTCTTGCGTCTGGCCAACAGAGAGGCCATCCCAGCGTTCTGGAATGTTGGGTCATTCAGGCCCGCCTTCTTCGATGGGTTGCCGGCCTCCCAGAAATAGGGCTCCCGGTCTTCGCCGTTGTTGATCGCCGCCTTACCACCAAGGCGGGTGCCACGCTTTCCAAGAAGGTACTTCTCGACCTCACTAAGGCTATCACCACCGCCACTACCACCACTGCCACCACTCGGGGGAGGGGTCCCCCAGGCGAACTTCTTGGCGTAGTCCCTGTAGGCACCGATGTTGCCACCCTGGCCCCTGAACGCGCGGAACCCCAGGGTGCCCCTGAGGGCTGCCCGACGCTCACGGTCGAATGACATACCCCGAAGGCCCTGGAGGCGCATCATGCGCTCCATTGCCTTGTTCTCGGCGTTTATGGCTTTCTGATCTTCCCACTGTGCCTGCTGCTGGGAACGCGCAGCGGCTGCATCACGCTCCGCTTGCTCCCTAGCCTTCTTTGCGTCTTTGCTACTTGATCCACCAGCCACAGGCATGGTCCTCCATTCAAGAATCGAGAATGTTACCCTCCTCTTCATCTCTCTTGAGGAGGACCTTGAGTGTATCTATCAACTCTCTCTTGCCTTTGTAGACCCATATCTCCCTGTCAAGGTCACTTATGGAAGGACACTTGGGGGGATACAACTTGTCTAACAAGTCGATCAAGTCTGAAGTGTAGATTGGTAAAGAGTCCATAGTATGGTTATCTCTTATTGGGAAGAACCTTGGGGGCTCCATTGGAGCCCCCTGTTCCTCCTAGAGTGAGGGAAAATCACCTGACGGGGCAAACGCCCATGGAACACTCCTCTGACTGGACCTCCTCGAAGCTGTTGGCCCGGTCGATGTCCACCTCTACCAGGGTCCTCACATAGGCCTCATAGGCCTCCTGTGTGACTGCCTCCTGTGGGAGGTAGGGGTACCCCAGGTCCGCAGCGGTCTTTGTAGGATCGTTACGGAGCAACCAACTGACGCCGACATAGTGGTCCCAGTTGTTATACAACCACTCGGTGATGGCCGGGATCTCAGAGGGATCATATGAGACAGTGATGGAGCAGTTGTGGTCAACGTAGTTACCCATCAGCAGCTTGTATCGATTCAACTGTGATACAGCGGACTCCTTGTTGACCTGTAGTACAACATCCCTGCCGTCCCGCGTTACTACAACTTCATCGAACTCGACGTTCTCATAGGCCACCGGCAGTGTCACCAGGACCCCGGTGTCATCCAGGGGATGCTCCATGACCCGGTACCCGGCAGCCCGCAGGAGGGGCACCAACTTGTCATGCTTGGAGAACATGACGTTGTTGAAGATGTACTTGGCCATGGGCTTATGGACCCCCTCGGTGGTGTCCATGATCTTGCTCAGGGTCCCGGAGGGCTTCACCGTAGTGATGGCTTTCGAGCGGGGAAGACCCAGCTCATCGGCCATGGAGTTGGCCCCCTTCTGGGCCCAGTACCGGAGGTCCTCCCAGGCGGCGGGGGTCTCGGCCTCTTCCCACTGGACGATCCCAGTGACCCCCACGCCGCACAGCCTCAGGAACTGGTTCAGCTCATGCCAGCTCGACTGGAGGACCCCGTCCCGGAGGTCCACACAGGTCTGCCTGTAGTTCATCCTGCCGGCCAAGTAGTGGGCCCGGTGGAGTCCCAACAGGTCCCCGTTGAAGGCCGCTAGGTTGGTCTCTGTCAGGTTACAGAACGACTTCGCTCCAAGGAGTATCTCGGCACAGGGATTAACGCCCCTGAACCAAGGAGCCCGCTTCAGGGCAGCATCGGCGTTGATGAAGCCGGGCTCCGAGCCTCCCTGTTCCAGCATCAGGTCGAACAGCCCCCTGAGTTCCATCTTCGAGGGCTTCTCCCAGAACAGCAGGGAGTTGTTCGACTGGGCCCGCTGGGGGTTGCCCGACTCCCAGAACTTGAACTTGGCCCTGGCGAACTCCTCCCACTGGCAGTGCCCATAGCTCAGGAGAGCAATCTCCGCGCTCCTGCGGGAACTCAGGATGGTGCCGAGCCAGTTCATCACATCGAGGATGTCGATGGCTGTCAGCAGCTTCCCAGCCCGCTCATTCAGCAGGTTGGCAATTGCTGTATAGGCCTTGGCAATCTGGTCGTCACCAGAGGAGATCCAACCGTAGCCAGTAAGGCGTTCCCCAGCGGGGCGTATAGCGCGGAAATCGAGTACAAGTTCACGGGCGGGATACTTTCCAGCCAGCAGCTTACCAATCGACTTGGCCCAGGCCTCGGCTGAGTCTCCAACCCGGATGGTCCACACCCTGTTGACTGCATCCCACTCCTCCACGTTCTGCTCATGGCCCCCCTTGGTGGTCCTGGAGGACCGCTCGATGGTGACCTTGGGGATGGCATGGGTGAATCCATTGAGGACCCCAGGGCGCGGATGGAAGCCCACACCGCAGCCCTGGAGCAGCAACCACAGCCCGTCCACCACATCATGGACTGTCTCGATCTCAACGAAGGAACAGTTGAACATCGAGGCCTCCCGGCGGCGGGAGACACCGGTCCCCCCAAGCCACAGGGTCCTGCCAGAGGCCAGCACCTTGCGCTCCATGAGTAGGTCCCGGAGTTCATCCAGTTCCAACTCCTGGTCCGCGTTCAAGCGGGCCCCCAGGGCCCGCTCCCACAGCCACCGCTGGTGCCCGATGACACGGTCAACCGTCTGGTCCCACCGCTCGAACACTTCACCGGTCTCGTCCAGGGGTCTGTTGTATGTCCTGCGAGTCAGGACCTGTGCGCGAAACGATGGGGTCTTCATCGGCTCATCACTCCGTTGAGGGGCTCGATGGACACCAGGGACACAGCGATAGCCAGCTTGTAGCCACGGAAGTCATCGAACACACACTGGTGAACCTGCTCCTGAGTGTCCCGAATGGCACCCATGAAGTCGTCCAGGAACTCATCCAGGGTGTCCACTGATTCCTCAACAGTCATCATGTCCAGGTTGCTCATTAGAAGTACCCCATAACCCCACCAAGGGGGACAAAGAAGATGCCGACAAGGCGAACCAGGAGTTCCCCCAGGCTGATGTAGTCATACCAGACTACGATGTAAACGATGTTCAGGACCCAGCCAACTGCCAGCCCAATGATCAGGGCAACGACTGCCAGGGCACCAAAGGCCTTCAGTGGGGCTGTCACTTGTAGTCCTCCAGCAGCATTTCGAGATAGTGGATGGCCTTACGGATGTCCTCGGCCCCGTTCTTGTACTTATGCCGGCAGATGTACTTGATGGCATTGGCCTCCCGCCAGGGCAGGTTGTTGGCCACGATGAACTCGGTGGGCTGGATGCTCATCATCCGGTAGTGGGCACCACCAATCTGCTTCTCCTTGACGGAGACCGGCTTCGCCCACTTCTCAACCTGCTCCACAGGAACCTCAACCCCAACATTAAGGGGCTGATAGTGTGGATAGGGCACACTGCTACTCAGGCAGTTGTCACAGACGGCAGGCAAGGGGCCCACCCCTATTTCGTAGTGCTTACACTGCAAACAGGGGACAACCGACTCATCCACCGCATAGCCACCATAAGGCGACTCATACTTGGCCTTTCCAACATCGTTCATTTCTTGTCCTCCCATTTGCCAGTCCACTCATTGGAGTCAAACATATCGAACCCAATGGGCCCACCGGTCGTCTTCGGGTTGAACTTCGGGTAGCCTTCCTCATCGAGACACTCGGAGCAGGTATCGGAAAGCCAATCCCCAGGCCTGTAGTGGATGCAGTTTGGACAGGGCTCGATCAACCCCATGTCGGCTGCCATACGCGGACCTCCTTACGTTTGAAGTCGTAGTCGCTGGCCCGCAGGATGCGAGCCACACGGGCATTCTGGAGGGCCTCGAACAGGCCCAGCCCTCGGGCCTTGAAGGCCTCCACGATCATCTCCCAGGCTGCCTGACGCCACTCCTTGGCCTCCTGGGCAATCGCTGAACACAGGATGCCCTTGGCCTTCACATGGCCTATCCCTGGGGCCCCTGGGTACCCATCGGTCGAGTCCCCAACGAGGGTCTGATACAGGTGCCAGTAGTCGGCCTCCTCCTCCTCGATGAGCCGGGGCTTCAGATCCTTGTCAGGATTGAACAGCCACCCAGGGACGGTCTTCATGTCCTTGTCGATGGACACAATGATCTTCTCCCCCTCGACCAGCTTGGGGTGGGTACTCAGGATGCCCATGACATCATCAGCCTCAAGGCCGGGCCTGATGTAGGTTCGATAGTTCTCCGTCAGATATGCCTTCAGACCAAACAACATCTCGGGCTTAGTGGTCCCAGCCCGGTTGGCCTTGTAGGTGGGCATGATGTTCTTGCGGAAGTTCTCAACGTCGGTCAGACAGACGATGACATCATCCGCATCCAGCTCAGACATCCACTCGCTGATCTGGTGGTTCATCCCCTTCACAGCCGAGTCCCAGTCAGTCTTCACTGAGACCACATCGGTGTCCCACTGGTAGACCTCTTGGTTCCCGGCTGCGTGCTGATAGGCCAGGATGTCCGAGTCAATCAAGAGGGTTCGCATAGAGCCTCCCATGAGTACCTCAGGTCTTCGGGGATGCAGGCCTTGATGGCCTCAGCGTACTCACGGGTCTCCTTCTGGGCGTGGGGGTCAGACCTCAGCTTGTACACACGGGCGAACGCAGCCAGGGAGCCGGTCCAGATCCACTCAGTAAACGTGCTCTGAGGCAGGATCATCCGGGCCATCTCAGGGGCCACCCCGGCGTCCAGGATGGTCTCATACAGGAACCGAGTGCGCTCGATGAAGTTCTCATACCGGAACTTCACCCAACCGTTGTCTGCCACTGGCTGGTCCAGTGAGCCCTGCTTCACGTTCTCAGCAGCCTCACGCCACATCTTCGGGAAGTAGAAGTCGGGCTCGGTGTCAACGTACCGGCGGGATACCTCGTTCCACACTAGGCCCACCTGATGCTTGCCCAGTTGGCGAGCCACAAAGATGGGAGCCTTGATGCGGAAGGTCAGCGAGGTGTGACCAAAGGGGGTCCAGTGGTTATGCTTGGCGAGATACTTGATGAGCTTCTGGTCCCGCTCACTCAGGCTGGGCACCCAGGCAATATCAGTATCACCATCACCAACCTGGACCAGCTTGACCTCATAGGCCGACTCCTTGTCGAACGACACACGGGCCGCATTGACAACGGTGAGGTCGGAGCCCATGTGCTGGACCAGCTCTACTTTGCCGTGATCTAGAACTTCACAGTACATTAGTGGGCTCCTTGGTTGAGTTATAGATCAGCTTCACTTCGATGCCGGGGGTGTCAAAGAAGCTGGTCCCGTAGACTTGCACATGATGTTCAAGGGTATGACAGTTGCGACACAACATGGCACACTTGTCGGCCTCCGCCATGGTGGCCGCGAGCTTCTTGTTGGACCACTTGGAGGTGCCCAGACCATGCTCCTTGCTCGAAGCATCAATGTGGTGGAAGTCGGTGGACCAGGGGACAAGATGTGTATCACACATCTCACACTTGCCACCCCGGTCCAAGATGTACTTCCACATATTGCGGGAGTTGGCGTCGCCACCGTTGCGTCGGACCTCTTTACAGTATTCGACCTTCTTCTCTCGATTCTTTTTGTAGTATTCTTTCTGACGGGCCCGGTCATACTCCGCTCTATTCTCAGTGCGTGTCTGCCCAACTGTCTCCAATGCTGTAACTCCCTGCTAGGGGACACCTGTAACCGTAGAAGTTACCGGCATCAGTGATTGCCTGCGCCGCCGCTTTGCCTATCTTTTCAGCCAGCTCCGGGCGACACTCCGTTTGTATCTCATCATGTACATTGACCACATATTCATAGTCAACGCCAGGAACAAGACCATCCCCCTTGAGGGACTCATCGAGTAACACAAGGGCCCGCTTCATCAGGACAGCACCATCACTCTGAAGCAGGGTGTTAGGTGCAGCGTGTTCAGCTCGGATGTGCAACTTGCGACCATCCAACCCACGGAGCCACCCTCGGCGAGCGGCAGCCTTGACTGCCTCAACGAACTGGTCGAGGGCCGGCAGCCGCCGCATCAGCTTGGCCCGGCCAGCCTTGCCCAGGGTCATCAGCTTGCGGTCGGTGACCTTGCCCAGCTCCTTACGCTGGTCCTTGGTCATGTCCTCAACGATCACACTCCCGAGCTTCAGGTCACCCGCCCCATAGATGAGCGCGTAGATGAAGGTCTTCGCGGAGTCCCGACTGTTGAGGCCCACTGCCCGCTGGTTGATGGTGTGAGCGTCTGTGCCATCCTCCTTGCGGCCCAGGACCACAGCCCTGGCGAACTCCCCGTTGTCCCACTTGGCCATCCTGTGGCCCAGGCAGCGAAGCTCCAGGCCATCGGCATCGCACCCCACCAGCTTCCAGCCGGGGCGGGGCTTGAACAGGGCCCGGCACTCCTTCCCGTAGGGTGAGTAGCCGGCAGGTACCTGCGCCATGTTGGGCCGCTGGTGGGCCATGCGCCCGGTCACGGTCCCGTCGATGATGACCTGACCGTGGATGACCCCGTTCTTCGAGGCCTTGAGCCACGCCTCCTTGCCCTCGGCTATCTGCCCCAGCCGCTTGGTCAGCAGTGCGTGTTCCACCAGCAGCTTCGCCGGCTCATACGGCAGCTTCTCCAGGACAGACTCATCGGTCTTCGGCTTGCCCTCCGGGGTGAACTCCTTGGGGACCCACCCGTACAACTTGGTGAGCCGATGGGCAATGTGATCCCCCGAGCAGGGGTTGAACTCCACCAGCTTCACCTTCGACAGCGGGGCCCCCTCGGCGTAGCCCTGCTTCTTGTTGTCCCGCTTGGGGACCATCGTGCGGGCCCCATCGGGCAGGTAGAACGCCTCGAAGGTGTCCCTTAAGGAAACCTCTACCTCGGCCCGGCGACGGCTCAGACGGGCTACCAGGGCCTCAGCGGCTGCCTCATCAAAGTGGAAGCCGTTGTCCTGCTGCCGATTGATGATCTGCTGAACCCTCGTAGCAAGCTCGAAGCACTCAGGGGCGAACCCCTTGGACTGAATCTTGTCGTACAGCTTGGTGGTTACTCGAACGTCCTGTACGCAGTAGTCCTCCATCTCCTGGGACCACTGGGTCCAGGGGCCCTTGAAGTCCCCCTTGTAGTCCCCCAGGCGCCACCCCCAGGCCTCCAGGGAGTGACGCCCAATGAGCTGCTTGGGGAACTCAGGGGTCTTCTCGGCGAAGTGAAAG